TTGACAATGAAGCTTTTGTATCGGCCTACCAAGGCCGTGAAAGCTATGGTCAATCTCGGGGCAGTCCTAGCGCAAATCGCTTTGCGTTAGCTGCCTCATTCCTCTCCCACATCCGTGGGTTAACCTCAGTTCCGGGTGAAACACTCCCGTAGAGGCCTCAACTATGGCATCCATTGCCACGATCGACATGACATCGACGCGAGTCGACTTCCTCCTCGAACCTCTTGGGGTCGAAGGCCAGGTGGCCCGTTGGACTTCCAACAGCGCCGCTGTGCCCGTCAACGCTCAGAATACCGTTTCGCTCTCCGTGAAGCGGTCGACTGAAGTCAATGGAGTGAGCAAGGTCAAGGTAACTGTTACGACGCCTACCACCAAAGTGGTGGATGGTGAAGTCGTGCTGTCCAAGACCCCCCGATTCGTCGGGGAGTTTTACCTGCCGAATCCAACGACCAAGGCTGAGCGTACTGATCTCCTCTATTTGGTAAGTAACCTTCTTGGTACCGAACAAATCGGGGAAAGTATCCTTGACGTGATGAACGTGTATGGATAACCGGATCCGTCCGGTGATCAGCAAACGTGCCAAACTGGCACATCGATGGGTACACGTTATCATGGCCACCATGATAATCCTCCTTGTTATCATTTCAGGAGTCCTGGCATGTCTTGTCACGAGCAACCAAAAACAATCCGCGGTTCCATATCCAGTGTGGAGCGGAGAACCCTTCACCGTCTCGCTTCGGTGATCGACAGCCCTCGATCTCTTGCAGTTAGTCTCCTCTTTGGGGCGGGCGAAATTGCCCAATTGCAAGATTTGGAACCTATCCTCAACTGCCCCTTTAGTGAACCTCAGCATGTCGCTGAGGATTTACTCATTACAGAGGTCGCGAAGAAAAGTCCGAAGTTGATCACAGGCATCGATACTAAGGCAGTCGCGCTCGAAAGCTTCCTTGCAGCAGAAGAGCGGTGTAGTCAGACAAATGTACTATTTGCAGGACCTGAAAGTCAGCACCCTTCGTGGGTGTTCGAAATGAAGTCTCACATACGACGCATCCTTGGTAACCTTGACCCCAATGCTTTCCTACGGCATTGTCGGTTTGGGCCTGGGGCTACCACATCTGTTGGGTCCTCGGGGTCAATCCCCCCGGACAAATTTGATGGAGAAGTCCATCTCACAGAGCCACTTATCCCCTTTGTCAAACAGATTATGGGGGAGACATGGCACGCGTATCATCCGGGAAACTGGGTGGTCTCGCGGGGCTCGCGGCTCGCGTTCGTTCCGAAGAACGCAAAGACAGATCGGTCGATCACTATCGGCAACTCCCTAAATGTCTTCGGGCAGCTGGGAATCGGTAAATTGCTTCGATCCCGTTTAAAAAGCGGCTTCGGCATCGACCTTGACGATCAACGACCTAACCAGAAGGCTGCACAAAGAGCTTTTAGTGACGGTCTCTGCACTATCGACCTATCATCGGCAAGCGATATGATCAGTGAACAACTGATCCGCTATTTACTGCCGCCCGATTGGCTCCATCTCCTTGAGCTTTTTCGGGAATCTTGTGTCCAATTGCCTGACGGCAGCTGGCTGAGATTAGACAAGTGGTCATCCATGGGGAATGGCTATACATTTGAACTGGAAACACTCGTGTTCCTAAGCGTATGTATGGCAGTGGTCCCCCATGAAGATTGGGACACCATCCTGGTGTATGGAGATGACATAATCGTCACCCAATCGAGTGCGTCGTCCTTGGTTGAGGCTTTGGAGTACCTTGGCTTCAAAGTTAACGCAAAGAAGTCTCACTTGGCAGGTGAGTACTTCGAATCGTGTGGCAAGCATTACTTCAGAGGGAAAGAGGTAACCCCTTTCTTCTTCCGAGGTGAAAAGCAAACCGTTCCCTATAGCGTCCACATTGCGAACAGACTTCGTGTCTGGGCTGCACTGCGTGATCCCCTTGGACACGCAAATGTGAAATACAAACCTGTATGGGATAGTCTCCACAAGGCTGCCCCCGCTAAATGGAAGAAACTCATAGTCCCCGAATCCTTGGGGGATTGTGGTTTCTTTGGTCCCTTCAGCGAAGCTAGCATTTATGAGGGTGATCCTCTTGTAGATCATAAAGGTTCGTTACGGTGGGATCCGTCCTGGGAAAATGTCCCTATACGCACTTGCGCAATGACCACTGTTAAGCGTAGGTGCCGTTCATTTGGGCTATACCTCTTCAAACTTAACGGTTTGGAGCGGGCGTATGCTCCATGGTGGACGGGACAGCACGACTCTGGTGATTCCAATCTGGTCCCCGCACGGGGTCTGTATGGCGTTATCAGAGCAAGGTGGACTGTGGTTAATCCATGGTCCGATGAGTTGGCATGGTCATCCTGACCGCCTTAACTCCCCTCGTTTGAGGGTGGGTAGGGAGTCTTTCAACTTCCATGGGGACTTGCAACTTGCCAAGCG